GTTAAATCTTCGTACTCATTAAATCTAGCTTCTGCTTTTATTAAGTGATCATTATTAACTGGTTTACCAGAAGATGAGAATATTCCACTTTTACCTTTAGTAATTCTTTTAGTTCCAATCTCTAATAGTTCTCTAAATTTTTTATCTTCAGATCCAAATGTAGTATCGGTTTTATATTTATCGGCTAACTTATTATATTTAATAATACTCTTTGCTGTTAAACCATCCATAATATCTGGATTAAGATTTACATCTTCTTGAAGGCTGTCAATTTTTTCAACATTATCTGCTAAAGCAAATGAAGCATTTACAATTTGTATAATTTCAGGATTATCTAATGTTTTGTCATTTGCTTTAAATCTTAATAATTGATTGTATTGAGAAGAGTTAATAGCGCCACTTTGTTTTAAATCATAAAGATCATCAAGTGATGGATTTCTAGCTATATTCTCATCTGTACTATTTAATCTAGCGTCATTGATTGCAAGTAATGCAGTAGTAAATGTTTCTATTTTGAACTGTTTATCTTTCTTTTCTTTAAAGATTATATCTTCTTGAGATTTTATTGCTCTTGATACAGCTCCATTTCTAATTTTTTCAATAACAGCTTTTTGACTTTTAAGAGGTAAACTAGATAAAATTTCACTTCTTTGTTCATTATTAAATAAGTTTACTTGTCCAGTATTACCACCTTGAATATAAGCTAATTCTAATATCTCTAGGTCCTTTTCTTGTTTTAATTTTTCTAAACCTTCAGCTCCGTAATACTCAAGATTTAAAGGATCTGTCCAAAAACTTTGATAATCTCTTTGAGCTATAATACCGTCTTTACCACCAGCTACTTGATCTTTAACCATCTTGTCTAAAGTTTGAGTTTTTCTAGCTTTAGTTATGTCTTGATGATTTTCTGTAACTTTGCCTAATAAATCTAAAGCATACTTGCTTCTAAATTTATTTACATAATTTCTAACTTCTTTCTTAACTCTTTTATTAGATCCAAGATCTTTAAAATTTTCATATTTAACATCTTCTTGAAAGCCATCTAAAGCAAGTTCTAAATTACTTCCTTTCTTATGTTTGTTATAACTTTTAATTAAATCTATTGATAAACTTTCTGTAATACTTTGAGCTTCGTTAAGATCTTCTTCTTTTTTTTGTGCAGCATAAAGTGTAACTACACCATCTGAGAATGCTTTAAATCCAGCAGCTTCTTGATTAGCAATAGATAAAGGTAATGCTAACGCTGATGTTCTTGGTACATTACCAGTATTTACTTTACCTTGTACTTGTTCAATTTTTAAAATAGCCATTATCCAGTATATCCTAATTTGTTAGCGTCACTTAACAGAGATCCAACAGCTGCAAACTTTTGCGCTCTTGCAGTCATACGACCAGCGTACTCTTGACCAGCTGCTTTTGCATCTAACATCAAAGATTGATTTAATTGATCGTTAGCATCCATCTCAGAATTATAATCTGCAATAACTACATTGAATGCTTGATTAACATTATTCTCTAACATTACGTCATAAGGAGTTGTACCAGCTCTAAACTCTGCACCACTTCTTAATATACTTACAAATAAATTATCTTTTGCTTTTTCCTGATTTTTTAAAAGTAATGGCTTAGTAACTTTATTATAAAATTTTTTATTAACTTCTGCTTTTGCTTTAATAAAATCACTTTCCATTTTAGTGACTTTAGCATTGTATGATCCAAGTCTTTTTGCAGTTTGTGCTGCTGCGATGTTACCAAGTGCGCTCATAATATTTTGCCATTCTCCAATAATTAGTTTGATCTAATCCATAAAATTTCATTAGACCTTCTTTTTCTAAACCTAGCCATTGAGCAAACCTAACACCAGTTAGGAACTCTTCTTTGACTGCAGTTTGTAATCTTATAATTTTGTTGTTGATGCAAAGATAATCCAATCTCTTTTTAATTATCGATGCAGCTTTAATTTTGTAATCGAATATATGTTTGGATGATAACACCCAGCCTTCAGCAACACCTTCCCACATTGGAACTATGCCACCTGATACAATCGGAGTTTCATCTAAAAATAAAGTAAATGCCAAACCTGGAATTGCCATATCTAGTCTATTATTCGTATAACTAGCGTCAATTTCCATGAGCTTATCATTCATCCCAAATTCAATAATCTGATCTCCATGTTCCATTTCATAAGGAACAACAGTAAATTTAGCCATCGTTTGTTACTAGCGTTGGATATATTGCAAGAATACTAGCTGGAAGCGGTTGATCTTGTTTAATAAATATATGTCCGTCACTATTATAATCATCGTCAAATTCTATTTCTTTATCGCCTTCTATAAGAGTATCTACTGGTGCAGATAAATTACTAGATGTAGTTCTAAAAGGTATTGTTTCTAAGTTAGATAAACTTGGACCAACCTTAACACCAACAGTTTCAAATAATCTTAAAACTACTTTTGAAATTCTTTTTATTTTACCTTGAGATGTACCTTCTAAAGATCCACCTTCTATTCTCATAGTTTGTAAAATACTATCATACGGTAAACCTACACATGCCTTAGTAACTGATCTATCTAAAGTAATTTGTCCAGATCCATTAACAACTTTGTTTGCATGAACAGATCCATCAGCCAGGATAGATACTGTTTGACCTTGTAGATGACTTAACCCACTTAGTGTAGTTGTTGCAGATCCAGAATAACTTAAATGACTATCTAAAAATTTAAAATCTGTAGAAGCAGTTTCATCAAAATCAAAATCAGAAAAGCATTCTACATATCTTACAGTTGCACCATTAACTGTTCTTTTAACAATACACCAAAGTTCATCTTCGTTTAGATCTCCAGAAATACTAGCTATACTTTCAACAACAGAATTACCTGATCCAAAAGCTCCACCTAAAATATGTCTATGCCAACTAACTACGTTTTCAGATCTTTGATATGTAAGCGCTGCTAGTTGTCCATCTTCTCTAACACACCATAAAATATTATCTGGTTCTTGTTGCCATTCCATTTGAACAATACCGCTATCGGTTACTGTATCATTTAGAATTGTTAAATCAGGAGCAACATAACTATCACTATCAAAGTTATAGGCTAGTTCTCTAATTTTTCTTTTTGCTTTTTGTAAAAACAATATTGCATTACCAGCTGTAACTGCATCAACATTTGCAGATCCATAAGAGCTTTGTCTTTTAATAGTAATGTTAGTCGGTGTTATAGAAGCATCTGTTCCATCAGCTGATACTGTATATTCAGCAGCAGTAGTTCCTATAACTAAAGTTCTTTGCGCTTTCAAATATCTAATAACATTAACTTGATTAGCAGCGATAGTATAAACCATTGCATCATCAGCGTTAGTTCCTGAAGTCATGTTTTCATAATCTCCAGCTTTAGAAAAAAATACTGTTTGTGGTTCAGATATAGTTCCAGCAAAAACTAATCGTTGTTCATAAAAACTTATGCAACTAGGATGACCAGTCGTATCTGAAAATGCACCCAAACTAAAAGCAGCTGTAGCATTGGTATTTGTAAATGCAGTCGTAATTGTACAAACGACAACTGTTGTACTGGTCCTTGAAGTAATTTTTGCTTTACCAGAATTGAAACTTATTATTCTTCCAACATCGGTAGCTAAAAATCCAGATCCACCATTAATCCCAGTAACCGCAGAAGCTGTTATATTTACTCCAGATCCAGTAGCAGATTGAGCTGGTGTTAGTGTTGTTGTTGTTGAATTTGTTGCAAGATATGGTCCATCAGTAAAATCAACTTGAGCTAATGTCCATGAAGTATGACCAGTTCTACTGAGCTTCATTACCTCATGATTAGGATGACAGATATACATAACGTCAGCAGATTGAGCGAATTTAATATCGAATAACTCTGCAGTTAAATACGGAGTTGATATTTCATAAGCAGATCCACCAGATAAGATCTGACCTTTATCTTTAAAAAATCTAATATAATTATTTCCAAATTCTAAAATATAAGTTTGAGTAGTTGAGAACTCAAAAGGAATTAATCTAGTTTTAGCAGAAGCAGTTTTAACTGAAGCAATAAATTGAGTACCAACTCTTCTTGTAGCAGCTCCTTGAGGATGAACTAAAAAGTTCTCCATAGTTTTTGCAGCAGATTGATATTTATCAAAATCTGTTCGACCAGTAAGTTTATTACCAAACTCTCCTGAAACAAAAGATGTTAATGCTAAAGTTGTTCGAGCCATTATAACCTTGCGTCAGTAAATTCGTTACTCTCAATAGTTCCTAAACTGTTTTCTGTTGCATCAATAAATCTTGCTTCTCTTAATCTTTCATCGGCTCTAGCCATATAATTATTTGCTAGTGTTGCATTATTTGTGATTGCATAACAAAGATCAGCAGCAAGTTGATGAGAAATACTTTCTTGTAAATAACTATCGTAATTGTTTGGATCTGTATCCAAAGCAACATAGATTAAATAAACCGTTCCTTCGTCTGTAACAATATTTCTGCCTTCTAATTTATAATCGATAGCTGATTGAATACTATCTGTTGTACCATTGTGTACTTTTAAAACTCTTAAACAATCTGAAGGTAAAGCATAAGCATAAGTATATTCTATAACTGGAGCTGTACTATTTTGAGCAAGTTGAACTCTTTTATGTAAACAGTTCCAAGCATGAGATCTAAAAACTCTATTTCTTACATTCTCATATCTTTGATTAACTAATCTTGCATTCTTACTATCATCTGTGAATGCTGAAATTGTTGATGCTCCTAAAAGATTGAGAGCTGAATTTG